GGCTGGGGTGCAGCGGGTGTGTCTCCGGGAGGAGGCCGGCCTGCGCGCCCCAGTGCATCGACTGCCACTGATTCAACGACGGCGGCGTCTTCGGAATCGTCCACAGCGTCCGGACTTGGCCGTTCAGGTCAGGCTCCCACGTCGTTCGAGGCATCACAGTCTCCGGTCTTCCAGCGGGATACGAGCGATAGCTGTACACGCCCCCGCCCTGCATCAGTCACCCGACGACAGGTTCATGTCCGGGTCGACCGTCCCGGCCTCACCGTCCTCACGCAGCAGCATGTCCAAGTCCTCGAACAGGATCTTGAACCTGCCCTGATCCCCCCACCCAGTCCCCCACGAGTTCACACCCAGAACCGCCTGAGCCTCCACATCCACCCCGACCAGCTCCACACAATGACCCCCCGCGTTCCCCGCCGCCTTGTCGACCACCAGCATCCCCTGGTAGCCCGGAGAGAACATCGACTGCCACCACGTGACCCCGACCATCACCGGACCATGCTGCGACAACGTCTTCAGCACATCATCCAGACCGAAGCACCACCGGTAGCCAGGAATCAACCCCAGCTGATGCGCCGCCTTCAACCCCGCCAGCGTCGACGTCCCGTTGTAGCCCGTCCCCGGCCACGGATCCAACGTCTGCGCCAAGTCATAGATCGTCTTCGGATCGATCAGATCCAGCACACCCGGATCCTTCCCATCCGACACAGGGGCCGTGTTACACACACCCTTCGTGCTGTACGCCACGCACTGATACGTCTGACCCTGGTTGTACGGGCCAGGACGCGACCACACACGCGACACCAGCTCCACACCAGGATCGAACAGCACCCCCCGCGCCGGGAACTCCCGCGACTTCTCGTCATGCCAGATCAACGAGCGGCCCAGCAGCGGATTGATCTGCCCTGCCGTCACCCACTCCACACGATGACGATCCCGCCCATGCGTCTTACGTCGCGAATTCATCGACCTTCTCCCGTCGGTACAGCCGCCGAGTACAGGCGGAACTCATACATCTCGTTGTCCTTGCACGACATCAACAGATCCAACGCGTGGAACGGAGTCCCCACGATCACAATCCGCGTCGCCGGGAAATCCTTCATCACCGCCGAACGTCCCTGACGCACCACACGATTCGTACCAGGGTGCGCCATGCCACCCACCGTGCCGAACCACCACTGCCGCAACTTCTCACGCTGCATCTGCGTCGACGTGTTCGACTCGTCCTGCACATCGTCACCCATGATCAGATCCGGGTGCGCGCCACGAACAGCAGACCCCGAACCGCGAACCGTGATCCGGGCATCGTTCGCCAGAACAATCTCCTTCGCATGCATCACCGTCGCCTTCTCCACCAGCTCCGGCCGCACCTGAGCAATCGCACTCACGGTCCTGGACAGGATCTTCTCGCCCTGATCCCCCGAGTTGCAGAAAATGTACGTCCAGAAGCCCGGGTTATAGATCGAATGCCAGGCCGCATTGTTCACCGAGAACACTTCGCTCTTACCGTGCTCACGCGGAGCGAGAATCGCCGCACGCCGCGCCTCCTGAGCCAGCCGCGACCACTCCCAATGAATCGCAGCATTCTCATAGCCCCGCTTGATCTCCGACCAATGCCCCAGATCCACCGCGCACAGCATCTCCTTCAGCTCATCGACCGTGCGCCCCCTGAGCCCCGGATTCCGCACCACCAGTAGGGCCAGACGCTGCCTGAGAGCCCTTTCCCGGCCCGCAGGAGTAGAGGTATCCACATCCTCCGTAAGAGCCTGTACGGCCTCCTCACGAGCCTGCGGGCCCTTCTCCCGATCCAGGTGAGCATCCCAATCCTCCTCCGAAATCCCCACCGGAGGCACCCGGAACTCCCGCGTGTACTTCTCCCACAACTCAGGCGGGTCAGGGAACTCCTCCTTCAACCTGGCCCGAATGATCTTCGAATTCGGATGCGGACCAGCCCCCGCCTTGAACGCCGCCTGCGCCTCCATGTACGCCGCACGCCTCGCCGCCACAAACTCAGCAGGAAGCTCAGCATCAATCGCCAAACGCCTCCGCATCGACCGAGACGTACCCGCCTTCTTCCGCACCCCACCAGCCACCACTACACCCCCAATTCCTTCATCACAGCCCCCACCTCACGAATCGCATCCACATCCACCCCTTGCAGAAGCTCCTCAATCGGCGTCGACACCTCACTCTTAGCCTCCGCACTCGACCCCGCCACCGCCTGAGCCACACCCCCATACGCATTCACATTCACCTGCGTACCCGCCGGAGCAGCCGGAGACGGCCACAACCCCAACTCCTGCATGTCCCGCTTCACGTCGTTGTACAACCGGTTCAGAAGATCAATCTCCTTCCCCTGCGACACAAACTGCTTCCCCATCGACAACTCATGCTCAGCATCCAGACGGATACGAGCCTCCTGAAGCCGAATCAAAGCAAACCGCCGAGACAACACATCCGGCACACCATGATCCCCAGACAACAGCCGGGCAACCTTCGCCCCCGCCCGCTGATCCGACTCCTCCGGATCCTCCAACCACACAGCCGGAAGCGTCCCCGCAGCAGACAACGCCTCCTTCTGACGAATCCGCCACGTCCGAAGCGACCCAGGAGGAATCACCTCCCCATGCTTGAGTTCCAGGTACTTCGCCACCGAATCAGCACCCCACCGCTGCTCCATCAACAGATGAAAAATCTCATCCACATGCGGCGACGAATCCACCTTCGACTTCCGGCCCCGAGCCCCCCGCTCAGCCCGACCCTGCACGCGCTCAACCTCAATACCCATACAGGCATGAAACAAAGAAAACAGCGGCCCCGTCAAGGAACCGCTGAGATCCACCCCACCCCACTACTCATCCGCAGACACCCACACCACAGGCGGACCAGGCAGATGCGACTCGAAATCATCCCCCAACACATGATCCCGATCAAACGCCACCCGAAGACGCTCAATGTACCCCTGATCCCGACCCTCATAGACGAAGCGGCCCTGCACATCCCGCTCCAGACCATTCACCACCGTCGTACGAGCCGGATAGTGCGCCACGATCATGTCCCGCTCCCGCAACCACCCACCCCCATCCAACCTCTCCCTCGGAGAATCCTGCGGCCCACCCCAAAAATCCGAAGCCGCATCACGAAGCACCACACCGTAATTCACCTCAGCCTGAACCTCCTCCTCCCGATCCGACAACCCCCACGCCCGACCAAACTCCGAACCCATCACAACCCTCCCAGAAAAACACCCAAACCCGGAAAACAATCAACCCCCGAAAAAACCCCCCCCAGAAGGAGGCTCCCGAAAACCCCTCCACGAACCCCTCCCCACAACAAGAGGACGACCAGCCGCCAAACTTTTCAACCACCCGACACGATCCGAAAAAGTCATACACCCATCATGGACCTCATTAGCACCAAAGACCAGACAGAAGGAAGAACAGTACGAGAATCAAACACCCAGACGATTACCGAAAGTGAACAATGTGACGTGTACAAGAACAAAAAATATCGTTACGAACGATAGCAACGCCTGCTCTCCTCATCTGCTACACGTCACTCCGCTCTCCTACACCGGCTCAGCTCATCACCTCACCGGCTCACCGCTCGGCTTCAGCGCTGCATCGCTACTACTTCTACTTACGTCATGCGCCTTACATGACATCAAGCATTCTGCTGTCTGCTGACGACTGACTACTGCTTGCAACTAGCTTGCAATCTTGCAGACAACTAGCAACTAGCTACTAGCGACTACCTAGCTTGCATACTTACTTGCTACTACTTACGACTATCAATCAACTAACTACTACTACTAACGACTAGCTACTACGACTACTACTAGCAACTAACGTACGTACTAACTAACTAACTACTAGCTACTAACTTGCATACATACATACATGACATACGTCTTGCGTCTTACGTCTTACTAACGTACTTACGTGCGTGCGTACGTCTTACGTACATACGTCTTACATACGTCTTACGGCTTGCTTAGCTTGACGTCGACTTACGTGCGAGAGCTTCCGGCCTTATGCGGTGCGTCTGCTATGCGCCTACTACTACTCGTGCTTCTTCTACTACTCCTTCTCTTCGCCGCTCTCTTCATCCCCTCTCGCGTATACGCGCATACACCGCGCTTCATACGCTCGCATACACCGCACTCATACAGCGCGCTCCGACTGCACGACTAACGCCGCCTGCACGGTGCTCCAGGCGGCGCGTCGCTCCAGCTGCTGCTTCTACGCCTTCTGCGGCTTCTTCGGCAGCGTCAGCGTCGCCTGCCAGTCCCACCACGCCTCGTGCTCGGCGATCAGGCAGCTCACCACGAACTTCGCTCCGACTCGGGCGTCTCCGGCCTCGACCGACTGCTCCCGCGCCTTCTTCCGGCACTCCACGACGAGCTGCGTCCCCGTCGGCGTCTTCGCCGTCTTCGTCTCGTACGCGTGCTGCGCCGCCACGACGTCACAGAGGTCCAGCATCTTCTGCTCGATCTTCTGCCCCGCACCGCTGCGGCACACCTCGGCGGGCTTCTGCGGCGGCTCCTGCACCTTCTCCGTCGGCTTCTGCGTCTCCGCCCGTGCGTCCTGCTCGGAGAGCGTCAGCGCCAGCCCCAGCGGCGTCCCCACCACGATCGCTACGAGCAAGCTCACCGCCAGCTTCTTCTTCTTCTGCCACCACGGCTCCTGCGGCTCCGGCGTCTCCGGCGTCTGCGTCATCTTCGTCTCCTCCTGCTCAGGGGATCGGCGGAGGCGGCACCGTCATCGCCGCCTCCGCCAACTACCGGCTACTGCGACTAGCGGCTACTTCTTCGGCTGCTGCTCCAGCCAGTACTCCTCGTTCCCGCGCAGGCACTGCACCGCGTACCGGTCACCGTCCTTCTTGCCCCACTCCTTCGCCTCGTTCTTCGCGTCGTCGCGGCACTCCCGGACGATCTTCCAGCCGATCGCCGTCCAGTTGCTCCTGTCGAGCGACCAGTACGCCGCGTGCCCCGCCACCGCGTCGCACAGCTCCATCGCCCGGCTCGGCACCTTCCAGCCCTTCTTCTCGACGCACACCTTCGCGTGCGCCTGCCCCGCGTCGGCGGTCTCCCCCGACGCGACGACGGCGGCTCCTCCGAACATCAGCGCCACCACCGCGTACGCTGCCACGAACTTGCTGCTCAGCTTCGTCATCTGTCTTCTCCTGCTCGGTGTCTTCTAGCGGTACCGGCGTCGCCGTCCTCCTGGCGACGCCGGACGTCTTCTTCTTGCTACGCCTGGCGGAAACCGGCGTCGACTCCGCACTGCGCGTGCATCACCACCGTCACCGCCTCGATCGGCTTCTGCGTCACCGGCTCCTGCGGCTTCGGCAACTTCCGGACGACGTACTCCGCCGACTCACCGTCCAGCGGCTCTCCGCACCCGAACTTCTCGTCGCACACCTCGACGTCGAACATCTCCGGCTCCTATCGGCAGTCGCGGTGCGTCAGCGACTTCTGCTCGCCGTTCGCGTCGTACTCGGTCTCCACGGGCCTCTCGGGCGCTCCGACCTCGCCGCACTTCTCACACAGCTTCTTCAGCTTCACCATCTCCGCCGCCTCCTAGCGATCAGTCGCTCCCTCCGGGTGGTGTTCCGGAGTGGATCCGATAATTAATAATGGCACTTCAACGGCTACAGTCAAGGGTTCGCCTCGCTCCTACGCAAGTTTCCCCTTAAGTTCTACGGCTCGACCCCGGCTTACGCCTTCACATCACAGACGCCGCCGCGCCCCCACGCCTACGAATCAACGGCTACGCGTGCTCTGGCCTCAGCTACAGCATCAACACCACTACGACACCCCCACCGCGCTCATAGGCGACGCACATGGCTCTCTGACGGGCTTACTAGCAAGGCTTGAGGGCGCTCATCAGAAGTGCACCACCACGACAGCATGCAGACAGCCCCAGCCAGTTGGATCGGCTGGGGCTGCGCCTACATCAGGCTTCCGGCGAGGGGGCTACAGACTCTCCGCCTGCGCCCCCTTCTGGGGAGCCGCCCGTCGTCGTTCCACCATCAGTTCCAGAGGGCACCACCTCCTTCCGCCCATCCGGGCCGGACTCGGGGTTCTTCGACGACGGCTTCGGACTCGCCGTCACGGTCTTCGTCGGTGCTGGCGGTCTCAGCAACCAGCCAGGCGACTTCGGTCCAGGCGTGGCTCCTGGCAGCAGCGGTATCTGCACTTCCTTCGTCGTCTCCGGACCTGGCACGGTCCTCGTCGACTCCGTGTGCTCCGCCGGTCTCGCCCCGATACCCCAGACGGCTCCTGCGAGCAGTCCGATCGCGGCGATCACGGCATACCATCTGCCCCATCTCAACCACCGGTTCTCCGGCGGTGGCATCAGTCCCCTTCTCCTCGTAGATACTCCAGACGCTGCGCATGCTGCTGCTTCCAGACTGCGGGGGTGCTCGCGCCTTGCACGGGGTCCCCGACCGTCGCAGCCAGCAAGGCTTGCGCGACCTGTCCGACCGTCGCGAACTTCTCACCTCTCTCGGAGAGCGTCACCTCGATCCCCTGACGCTTCGCATACTTCTGCATCGCTCCACGACTACGCAGGCGAACAACCGCCACAGTGTCGTTCGCCCCCTTCACCCATAGCGTCTCCGCGTCTTCGTCCCACTCCACTCCGACTTGCTTCAGCAGCCACCGGATCTGCGCGAGGTCCCCCACCTCGGTGCCGTCCATCTTCTCCAGCACCTCCAGCAGCTGCTTCCGGCTTACGCCCTGACCGTCCACGGTTCCCCCCTGTCTGGGATCATCCTCTTCTCGATCAGCTGGTCCAGGCTCTCCCGGATCAGCTCGTGCAGCACAGTGTCGGCTCCCCCGCCCACGTACACGGCGTCGATCTCCTCCACCAGCTTCTCCACGTCCACGTGGCCGTCTCCATGCAGCGGCATCACCTGCGTGAACTGCCGTTGCAGCACATCTGCTACGACCAGCCACATCGCAGACTTCGACGCATACACAGCCTTCATGACGTCCTCCGTGCTCGGCCCTCAGCTTCAACTACTGGCTCCAACGACTACGCCCCCAGCCGACCGTCGTCAGCTGGGGGCGGTGCGTCGGGTCCGGCGCTCACCGCCCATCTTGGGAGGCGGGCGGGCCTACCGGACCCCGGTGACACCACTCACCGTGCGGAACGTCTTCTCCGCAAGCTCCACGATAGCGACCGGCCAGGCGCGGACCTACAACGCGCCCAGCCAGTCACTCTTCGGTCGGTCGGCTGGCGGGAGCATGACTCCACCGACCGACCGGACGGAGGCCACCACAGCCTCCGCTGCCTCCCGACCAGACGCGCGCCAACGCCTCTGACCGTTCAGCTGCCGGTCTTCGCAGCGCACTCAGACTGCGACTCCCGGCCTGGTGGGGCACCACACCGTCCGGGGCCAGCCAACCGGTGCGTGCTCTCCACGTCTTACGCTCCGACCGGCCGGGAGCGGGGGGAGCCTCCCGGCCGGTCGGCAGTCGCTCCCTGGCGCTGGGGGGGATACGCCTCGGGCTACGACCGTCTCACCAAAGTCTGTCAGCTTCTACTACGACCGATCCGGCACTCCCAGACGATCAGCCCCGCCCACGGCGCGACTACTCCGATCAGCACCGCCGCCATCTCCGCCATCTCAGCAACCGCCCCACTTGCCGTCCTCACGGTCGACCATCTTCTGCTCGTGGGCCAGATCGGCGAACATCTCCGCCACGTGCGTCGACTTCCCGATCTGCCACCGCTGCTCGTCCTCCGGGGTGATCAGCTTCGCCAGCTCCACCTCGTCGTCGCTGAGGAAACCGTGCTCCAGGCACAGCGCCACACCCGGCGGGACGTCCTTCACCAGCCCCACCTTCGCGTCCACGACCTCGACCACGCCGTCGCACGGCCCGTCGGCGTCTCCGACCGACTTCTTCCAGCACACCGTCTGTCCCATGAACCGGCTCGTCGGCCTGTCGTAGTCCCTGCGACCGGTCTCTCGCGCCCACAGCGCCTGCCGCGTCTGTCCGCCAACCATCTTCTGCCTCCGCGTGGTGTCTGACTGTGGGGCCCCGATCGTGGGGCCCCACCGAACGGGTTCTTACTGTGCGATGTACTGCGAGAACTGGCTGAGGGCTCCCTGAGCGAGCGTCCCGATCTGGTCGAGGTCTCCCTCACCGATCGCGTAGTACATCTCCCCCCAGGCCAGGTCGCTGTCGCTGGCGACCGATTCCTGCAACCGCTTGAGTTCTGCGACCGCTGCCGCGACCTGACCTGCGATCACGATCTGTTGGACCGTGTGCTCCGCTTCCGCGATGCCCTTCCGCATTTGCTGCCTCCCAGTGGTGGTGTCCTGGTTTTCCTTGTTAGTAAGAGTTTATCTCTCATACGCACCCAGTAAAGGGTTCGTCCTCTTCACCAGCAAGTTTCCCCATGAGTTCTACGACCGCACCCCCACACCCAACCCCATACACCCCCACCCCCAGCTCGTAGGGTCGTGTGCCCGCCCACACCTGTCTCTTGCTCGCAGCCTGCATACACGCCACACGAACTCGCCATGCTCGGCCCTCAGCACCGACGACGACACAGAGCTAGCGCCCGACCGATCCGGCCGGGCGCTTCGCTCTTGCTGATCAGGCGTTCGCGGCGGTGCTCCGCGTCCGGCGGGTCGACCGGCGCTTCGGGGCGGGCGCGGGCTCCTCGGCCTTCGCCTCGTCCTTGCTCTCGTCCTCGGCGGGCTTGGCGTCGCGGGCCTCGTTCTCGGCGTACGCGGCGTCGCGGTCCTCGTCGGTCAGTTCGCCACGGTCGTCCACCGCGACCTCGGTCTCGTCCTTCGCGCCCTCGAACCCGTCCAGGATCGCCGCGACCGCGTCGCCGTTGTCGACCGTCTCGGTCTCGTCCTTGCTCTCGGGCTCGGCGGCCACGATGTCCAGGACCTCGATCTTCGGGAGGCTCGTGAGGGCCAGCCGCACAGAGGAGCAGGTGAAGATCGTCGCGACGCGGGACGCGTACCCCCGGGCGAGGAACTTCTCGGCCTCGCCGCCCACCCGCTCCTCGGTGTCGAAGGGACCGAACTCGACCTCCGCGACCTCGCTCCGCGTCTCGCCGTCGATCTCGACCTCGACCGGAACGTTCACGATGAGCTTGAACTTCTTCTGACCACCCGGGATGGCAACCTCGGGGACCTCGACCTCAGCGACCTCAACCTCGACCTGAGCGTTCATTCCGTTTCTCCGTCCGTCTCTTACCGGTCCGTCAACCGGTGGAACCGTCCTCTTGGTGGTTGGTTCCTTGTGGTTATGTATAAAGAATGCCTCACACCTACCCCATGTCAAGGGTTTCTCCGCTCCACCGCAAAGTTTCCCCGTGAAGTTCAACGCTCATACGGCAGACACCTCGCACCACTCTCACCTCCCCGTTTCTCTCCCTGACGCCGCGCGTAGACGGCCCGCATAGCACTCACCCGAGCCCCATGGCAGAGCTGGAGAGCACGCATCAAAAGGCGTCACCGCTCGCACCACACCGAACATCGTCACACCACGGGGCTCGTGCCTCAGCAGCAGCGACGACACCAACACCGCCGCCGCTGCCATCGTTCACCGCTCCGTCTCGCCCCTCTCGACAGCGTCAGCAGCGTTCGTCAGCAGCGACTGCGCCTCCTCCAACGCCGTCAGCAGCAGCCGGACATCGGCTCCGGCGTACTCCGCCTCCATCACAGAGTTCGTCAGCTTCGACAGCAACTCCGTCGCCTTCCGGACACGGGCCGTCATCTCCACCTTCTCGGCGTCGGTCTCCTTCTCCACCAACGCCGCCATCACCTGGTCCTCCGTCGACTCCAACGCCACGAACCCCACGATCACGTCAGAGTCAGCCACCCCCTGCTCAGAGACCATGCGGCGGAACAGCTTCTCCGCCCCCGGCTGCGTCTTCGCCTCGACACGGGTGACACAGGCCCCACCCTGCACCACAGCCGCCCACGTTCTGGGCGGGTGTGGTCCTGCACCTGCGTTCCAGATCGACATCGCATTCACCCTTCCCGAATCGTCAGCTCGTTCAGCACCTCACGCCGCGTGCGGAACTCGAACCCCGTCACCTTCTTGTACAGCTCCAGCAGCTGGCTGTTCGCCAACAACACCGGCCGGATCCCCGCGCACACAGCCCTACGGTCATCGTCGTCGTCGACCAGCCAGATCCCCTCCTGCGCCTCCAGCTCCAGGTCGAACAGCGAGTCGATCGCCTTCCGCAGCGACCACGGGAACTTGTCCTCCTTCTCCTCCTCCTTCTGACGGGCCAGCTCGTCCTTCAGCCCCTCCGTCTTCGCCTCCCGGGCGGACATCCCCAGCTTCCGCATCCGGAACCCCTCCCGGCAGTCGACACAGAGGGCGTGCAACCCCTCCTTCTCCACGTCGACGTCTCCGCAGTCAGCGGCGTCCTGCACCTTCGCCTTACCGATCAGGGTCTCCGCCCACGACCCCGACTGCGCCTTCACCTTCTCCGTCACCGCACCCACCCCTTCAGCCAATCCGTCAGCTCCTGCGCCTGCTGCGCCTTCCGCCTGTCACGGTCCTCCAAGTACCAGTTCACCTGAAGGACCGGCCACACCGCCCAGATCAACCAACCGGCGATCACTTGGCGTCATCCTCAGCGAGCATCGCCTCCACCTCAGCGAGCAACGCCTCCGCCACCTCCACGGACCGTGCACCCTTCACGAGCGCGCACTGCCCCCGAGCGATCAGCACCTTCTCCATCTGCTCCGACATCTGCTGCCTCCCTAGCAACCAGGGGGCGACGGTGGTGACGCCGCCCCCGGACGATCAGTTCTTACAGGTACTTCGCCGCGATCTCGGCCGCTTCCCCGACCAGCGAGATCACCCTCGCCATGTCCTGACCGGCGCGGTCGGCGGGCATGACCTGGCGGATCAGTTCGAGCCGGTCGGCGATCTCCGCGAGCGGCGCGTGCGCTCCGCCCAGACCGTTCAGTTCGATCGCGGTCTGCACCGCCTCCGCCGCACGCCGCATCTCGTTCTCTTCGATACCTTCCAGGATCTTGCTCATCTAGCTGCCTCCCGACCTGGGGTTCCTTGTGGTGTTAATTAAAGAATGCCTCACACCACCTTCGAGTCAAGGGTTCTACGAAAGAATCGGCGAGAATCGTCGCCGCTACACCAGACGACAGGCATCACCAGACAGCGCCTACGTCACGGGCCTCAGCTCCACCATCTCCAGCAACAACGACCAGCACGACAACGGCGGGCAACCCCACCCACAGGCCACCCGCCTACACCGACACCCGAACACCAGTCACCACCTACCGGCTACACCGCACCTTCATTTTTGTCGACCCCCGCCCAGCGCGTAAGCGGTATGACGGGTCTCAGCACCACCACCAACTACAGCGACGTCTGCACCTCACCGGCTCCGGTCTACAGTCATGCGAAAGCCCCGAGCAGCTTCCATGCTCGGGGCTTCCTCCACATACGCAGGTTCTACGACCTACACAGGTACTCAGAACACCGGATCACCTTCGGCGTCTACCTCCACATGTGGAACTTCTTTCTCTTCCTCCAGCTCGACCCCGTCTGCCTTCATCCCGTGTCGGATGTAGCTCCGGGTCAGGCTGCTGGTGGAAACGCCCATGTCAGACGCCCACTCCTTCAGCTCCTCCCACAGTTCGTCCTCCATCATCACTTGCCTTGCCTTCATCGCCATGCGCCAAAACCTACACATCCACATGTGGAACTCTGCCAACGCTCCTGCCGGATGCGCTCGACCTCTGCCCATGCCTCAGCTACAGGCAGACTTACACTCGCGGGCCGCCACCAACCCCACCCACCTTGCTCACGGGCCATACCGACACGGGGCCCCCACCAGACACGGGGCATACAAACGCAGGGCTCACCGGGGGCCGAACCCCACTCGGGGCGTCATCGACAGAATCCGACTGGCAGCAACCGGAGCCCGGTCACGGGCCGCCAACGCCTGCCAAATCGCCGCCTCCACAAACTCCGACAGGTCACGCCCCTCCAGCTCCCCCTTCAGCTCATTCAGACGTTCTGCCAGCTCAGGGGACATGCGGTACGTCCTCGACACCTTCTCCGACATGCGGCCTCCACCTATCTGATCATCCAGCAACCGGTACACACCTGACCATCCAGAGGCGTCTCCGAAGGGCACCGACACCGAGCAGCCGACCCCGATACGCCTTGCCGTACCTGGACCGTACGCCCAGCCCAACCAGTCGGCGGGGGGGTGACGCCGATCTGCTCATCCGACTCCACCCCCCTCTGACGACCTTGATCATTCTTACCCGCCGGTGGCGACACCTGCCTGACCAGCGGTTTTACCGGAGCGTCTGGCACACGGATCGTCTCCAGACGCCGCCTCCCGCCCAGGTTGTCATCGATCAGCTGCCGGAGGATCACCGCCGGGACAACCCCCGCCTCCTCCGCCGCCTTCTCCAAGAGCACCCTCTGACGCTCCTCCATCCTGAAGCGCAGATCCGCCGTCATAGCCATCGTCTGACCCCTATCAGATGCCGCCTGACCTGCGTATCCACAGCAGAAGCACCATCTCTCGAATCATCGGCATCGCCTCACGCCAGGGATCCGTTTCGTTGCGCGTTCGTCGTTGTGGGGGCGATCGTGCAGGTTGGCGGGTGTCAAGGGTTTGTGGCGGTGGTGTGCTGTGGTTTTTGTGGCGTGTTTTCTTCTGGTGGATGTGCTGACCGTTCTGGGTGACGGTCTGCTCTATACGTTACGGGGGCTTGCTTTTTGCGCAACGGTGCTTGGCGTGCGATCCGACACGCCTTCTGTGTGCCCGTCTAGCAGCCTGGGCGTCTGTCTGGCGGTCTTTGGCTCCAGGGGCGTCTGTGGCAGTCACAGGGGCGTCCAGGGGGTCTCTGGCCCATGGTCAGCTCCCGGGCGGGCAGGTGCAGTGGACGGACTTGCCGCATCCGGGGCATCGGTACGTCGGGGAGTCTTTCGGTGTCATGGTTACGGCTGCTCCTTCCGGGTGCGTTCTCCTTCGGTTGCGACCTTCACCATGGTCAGCATCACCGTGACGGCGGTTTCTCCGTCTACTCCCGTCATGCGTAGGACTCGCATGGCTTCGGCGAGCTGTTCGTACTGGTCGTTGGTCCATCCGGGATACAGCTGGGAGAACTTCTCTTTGAACTCGTTCATCCCGTTGCGGTCTACGTTGCCGATGTTCTTCGTCATCTGTCTCTCCTTCACAGAGGCAGGTCTGCGAGTAGGTCTTGCAGCTTGATGTCGTATGTCTTCGTCAGGATCATCAGCTCGTGGAGCTTCGGCATTGCCTTGCCGTTCTCCATGTTCGACAGCTGGCTTGCCCAGATCCCGGTGAGCAGTTCGATGTCGCACAGACGCAGGCCCAGATCGAGTCGGGCTTCTCGGAGTCGGTGTCCTACCTGCTTGTACATGTCTTCGTGTCCGTGCATCCATGACCAGCGGGTTCTCGTCATGTCAGCTCCAGGCAGTCGGTGCAGGGCTTCTGTCGGAGCGGCATGTTCAGGCAGACGAAGACCAATCCCCACGGTGTCCTGACTCCGATCGTTCGGTTGCAGTTCTCTTCTGCTCCGATCATTCCGGGCTTCCACCAGGGCAGGTCGTAGCTGCCTTTCATCCACCTGAAGAAGCGTGTGCTGACTGTGGCGTCTTTCAGGAAGGCGGTGTCGGAGTCGAAGGCGATCTGCTTCTTCCAGCAGCAGTGGCAGAGGGGCTGTTCTTCTCGTTTCCCGTGGAGGAATGCTTCGTACGTCCAGATGCCTTCGTCTCGGAACAGCCATCCGCAGTCCATGCAGGCGGTCAGCTGGAATCCGTGTACGGCTGCGAGGCGTTCATCCATCCGGTAGCGGAGGCTTTGGCAGCTGTCGTCGTGTCCTTTCATTCCACCTCCTTGTGTTCGTTCTTCTTGATCTCGCGTGCTCCCCATGCCCGGATGGCGTCGAGGAGGGCTTGCCAGGTGGCTTCTCCGTACGTCTTGTAGACCACCCATGTGGGGTCGTCTTCGTTCACGACGCGGTGTCCCCACCTGCTGGCGTCGGTGACGGCCAGTGTTTGCGCGAAGTCGTCTACCAGGTGCGTCTTGCGTTTGATGACTTCGTCGTACCAGGCGACGTAGCAGACGTGGTCTTTCGACCAGGGCAGGTGGCAGGTTCGGCAGCGGGCCGTCCAGTTCGGGTCGTCCGGGTCGAGTTCGCTGGTGATCTGGTCGATCGCCTTGTTCCAGCGGACGTCTTCGTCCAGCACCGGATGCGGCACCTTGTTGCTGCGGAGGCGTTCTGCTTCTTCTGCCAGTACGTCGTACATCAGCTCAAGGGCTTGCTGTTCGCTGTATCCCTTCACGATCAGTGCTCCGATCAGCCGGTTCCACGCGGTCATGCGGTGCCGCCTTTCGCTGCGCGGAGGATCTGGTTCGCTTCGGCGGTGGAGTACATCAGCGGATGTTCTCCCAGGTACACCTCCAGGCGGGTGAGGGCGTCTTCGTCTCCTTGGTCTCCGCCTCCTCCTTCCAGCCAGGTCAGGAGGCGCTGGATCTTCAGCCAGGCGTGGTCGGTCTGGGAGTCTTCGCCGTCTTCCTTGACCATGCGGTCGTAGTCGGCGTGTTCGTCTTCTTCCATGTACGCCAGCAGCTTGGCCAGTTCTTCGGCCAGGGTGGCGGGCATGACGTAGGCGTTCAGGATGGCGGCCAGCTGGAACTCCGGCCAGATCAGGTCGGTGCTGATCTCGACGTAGTCCTTCACCATCTCCAGAGCGGTGACCCCTTTCCACTTCTGGGTCATTCCCATGCGGCGTCCGTCGGGGTCGAAGATGATGATCGCCTGTACGTCGGAGTCGCCTTCTTTCTTCGGGTGGACCCAGTAGCGGTAGGTGGGCTTCTCGGTTCGCATGTCCGGGTCCATACGGTTCTCCTCGGTTCCTTCGTGGGGGCAGGGCGGGCAGTTGCTGGTGCGTGAGCAGTCGTTACAGGGCATCTGCTGGGATCTCCCTGTCGTGGAGTCGTCGAAGCTTCTCGGCCATGTCGTCGGCGAGGTCTTCGTGGTTCTCCGGCAGCAGGCGTTCGGCTCGCATCTTCAGGTACGTGCCGTCTCCTGCCAGGCGGTGAATCATGGTGCGGAGTTCGGCCACGGTCATCTTCAGTTCGATGACTTCTTCGATGTTCGCCGTGACCCTGACCCGGGCTTCCACTGTCAGGAGGCCCTGTACGGGCAGCGGGTGCAGATCAGCGTCGGCGACTGGCTGCCGTCGGGGTGTTGGATCGGTGCTCCGGGGACCAGGTTGTGGCCGTTGGCGCAGGGGTCGGTGGACTGCTGGTTGCTCATGTCTGTCAGATCCATTCGAAGTCGGGGTCTGCTGTTCCGGTGGTCAGCAGCTTCGTGAGGGCGTCTACAGCCTGTTGGCAGGCCGCCTGGGCTTCTTCCTTGGTCGGGTAGAGCCTGTCTTCGTTACGGTGGCGGGGCCACGGCTTCAGGTAGACGAACATCGACCAGCCGTGCACGTGCTCCTTGTCGCCGTGCTTGCTGACGTAGTCCTCCTCCTTCACCATGGCGACTTCGCGGCCTCCGATCGTTCCGTACGTTCGTACGTCGGGGCTGCTGTTCCTAAGGTGGCGGCACGTGTAGTCGCGTGGCTCCTCCCATGTGATCTGGGCGGTCACCTCCTCTTGCCTTTCTTCTCGGCCTGGTTCTTCGCCTTGATCTCGGCTGCTCGTGCTTTCGCTTCGGCTTCCGCCCTTGCGCGGATCGTGGCGTTGTCGCAGGCTTCGGCGGCCACGTGCGTCGGGTGCTTGTGCTGCCCGTACGTGCACATCACCCAGGTCATTCGGTGTCTCCTGTGGTCTCGTTCTCGTTGACGGTGATGCTGATGGAGCAGCCCATGGCGGCGGCGTAGCGCTCCAGGGTGTTGACGTTCACGTGCAGTGCCGACTTCCGTTCGATCGTGGAGATGCCGCCTTGCGACAGTCCGGAGCGTTGGCTCATGTCGCGTTGCGTCAGCCCCTTCTTCTCCCGGATCGCCTTCAGCTCCTGCATTACCTGGATGCCTTCTTCTTCGGTCATGTCGTTCCTCTCAGGGCTTGCGTCGTCGTGCTTCTTCTTCGATGCGCTTCTGCATGTCTGCGATTGCGCAGGCGTTGGCTTCTGCTTCGGATGACTTCGTAGCGGAGCATCCCGAGCAGATGAACTCGATGGGCGTCTGGTCGGTCATGACTTCTCTTCCTGCCTTTCCTTCTCTTCCTTCTCCTGGCGTTTCTTCGCCTGCCGGTCCAGCTCCTTCTCTGCGTGGCATTTCCGGCAGGTCTTCCATCCTTCTTTCGTTGTCCTGGTGTTCTCCTCGGTGTACTCGTGGTTCTTCGGACAGTGCGTCTTGATGAGCCCTAGTACTGTCAGGATCCTTCGGCATTCCTGGCAGATAGTCTGCTTCTTGTCGCCCCACCGTCCGGTGTAGGCGACTCCGTCTATCTCCTTTCTGCATCCTGCGCAGTTCATCGGCCTCTCCGGCTAAGTCCCATGCGTCTTGCATCCTCCGTAGCAGCTTCCGTTGTGCTTGTGGCAGTAGCCGTCGTACACGAACCAGCGCCAGCAGCGTGCGCCTACGCGGTGGCTCCTGTGGGCGCAGAAGCTCCACCAGACCCCGTTGAACATGAACGGTCGTCTGCGGCGTGCGAAGCAGGTCAGGAACGCCAGCGTCGTCGTGGCTGCCTGTACGGTCTTGCTGTCCTGGTGGTACGGCATCAGTCGACGACCTTCCAGTTCCTGTCGTCGTCGGCGCAGTCGGCGTCCTGGCCCTTGCACGAGCAGGTTCCGATCCACTCCCACTTTCGTGGCACCCACCGTGTGTGCGGGCTCTGCTCCTTCTCCGCTAGGTCGGGTCGGGCTCCGCACTGGCATTGGCTGTTGAATCCTGCCGTGCACCAGATCCTGTGGCCCGTCTCTCTCTCGTACGGGTCTACCGGCTGCTGGGTCTCCCAGATGGCCGGTACGTGCTCCGTGACCACCTTGCGCATCGGTACCTGCGCTCGTCGCGCCCAAGCTGTGTAGCGCTTGCACAGCGGCTGCATGACCCCTGTCGGCATCCACCCGGTCAGTTCCAGACGGTGCGCGATCTCGTGCGTGACCTGCCTCCAGCTACCGAGTTTCATCGAATCCCCCGTCCTCTACAGGCTTCGTCTCCACGTCGGGCTTGGTCAGCTCCATGGCGTAGCGGCGCTTGTACTCCCTCCAGGTCCAGTCGCACCGTTCGATGGCCAGCGTGTGGACGGCTCGTGCTCCCCAGACGCATCCTGCGATCCAGGCGCGGAGCTTGGCTCCTCGGCTGGGCTTGCTGGCGGCGTCGTCGTAGTCGTCCTGCTTCCACACCTGGTTGTACAGCTCGCTCGTCGCGTCCTTCACCGTCGCGGCGTCGTGCAGGTCCAGGAAGTCGCGGGCTTCCACCCAGTTCATGCCGGTCAGGTACAGGCCGCGCAGGATGCGTTCTTCGACCGTGTGCTTGTCGAGTGGTCGGTCTCCCATGCGCCAGATCATGGCTTCTTCACTCCTCTGCACCTACAGGTGCTCCAGTCGAACATGTCTCCGCAAAGCAGCCAGCCGTGCCATTTGCAGCCGCAGTACCGGCACTTGTTGTCGCCTACTGGTCCGTCGGTCAGGTCGATCCAGATCCGTCCGCCTTCTCCGTACAGATGGACGTGGCCGTCGTAGCGGGCCATCGCAGATGCCGTCTGCCTGTGCCCCGTGTGACCGCAGGAGCATTCGATCCAGGCGTGCCGGTCCGTGAAGCGGATCGTGCACTTGTGTCCTGCCTTAACGGCGATGCGGGTCAGCATTACGAACCGGAGGGCTTCCTTGAGACGCCTGCGGGTTGCTGCATGCTGTGTGTCGGTGTGCCGGACCCAGGTCATGCCGCCCCAGATCATCGGCTCTCCGCATTCGATGCAGTTGCCGCCGTTGCCGTCGCCTTCGTCCTGCCACATCAGCGGTTTCATTTCTCCTCCTTCCACAGCCCTATCGGTGGGGCATAGCGCCATTTCTTCTCGGGCTGCTTCGAGAAATGCCACACTCTGTCTTCGTCGGCGCACCGGTAGACGTGTCCTCCGATCCCGAGTCCTTTCTGCTTGACGTTGGTCATCTTCCGTTCCATGACGCCTTTCCTTGCACCTCGTTCGGTGCTGAATGGCGTCTTTCCGCAGGCACATCGATTGGTGACGTTCCGGCCTCTCACCTTGCGTGCCGGGTCTTCGATGAACAGGCGGAGCGGTACGGCGTCCACTGCGCGCCAACATGCTCCGTCGTGGGCGGTCAGGACGTACCTGTTCATCTCGAACCGGTCTTCCAGCACCTTCCACGTGACCATGCAGACAGCTCCGGTCGGGTGGAACCCCTCGATGCGGATTCGATGCTTGGCGTACTTCGCCTGGATACGCCATCCGTGTTCGGCCAGCACCGTCTTCACGTGCTTCACCCGGACGTTGATCTGGGCCCGCATCTTCTCTTCCCAGGCGAAGCGTTCTTTCGATGCTTCCAGGAGTTCCTCCCCCCATGGCCACATGGACTTCTTCATTCCGTGCGGGTCTGGGTGGGCGTACTTCTTCGGGTTGTGCTGATGCCGTCCGAGCTGTCTGACGAACGACTCTTGCGGTGTCAGTGCGTCGTCCCGGATCTGCGCCATCTTGATGCGGCTCTGGAGCTGGATCTCGCGCCCGTCCTGGCGTGCCTGTGGCGGCTTCGGGAGCGGCCTAGGCTTCGTTGTACTGGGGCTCGACACGGACCCTCTCCAGACCTTCGCACTCCTTCTCCATGTGGTCTGCCGGACCCCACCAGCATTCGAAGCCCCAGCAGTACCCCCCTTCGTCCAGCTTGATCCGGGGGTTCTCCTTCATCGTCTTCCAGACGTCCTGGACTCGTTCCTCCACTGGGCGTCCGTGGTGCACCTTCTCCCGGTCCAGGTACTCCATGTACTGCTGGTCCGCCTCCTCCTGGGTCATCGTGCCGTCCGCCACGGCACCCGACAGCTTCTTCCGGATGAAGGACCGGTTCTCCTCCAGGGACTCTTCCTTGTCGCCCCTCACGACCATCTGTCGGATCATGTCGGCGTCTTCCTTCGGAATCTCTGCCGGTGTACCGGGGCGAAGGAACTTCCCCTCGTACACGCCGTACCCGAAGACGTACACCTTGCCGGTGGCCGGGTCGGCATTGCGGATAGCCAGCACCCTCATGCCGATTTCAGTCTTCACCATCGTCGCTCCAGTCCTTCATAGCGTCGTGGGCGGCCTTCACCTTCGCCTCGACGTCCTTCAAGAAGTCCGCCTCTTTAGGCGGCAGGTGTTCCTTGTCGATGTGGCTGAACCGTTCCAGGGTTCTTTCCAGCAGGTACACCAGGCTGCTGGCGTGGTTCTGCTTGGCCAGCATCAGTGCTACTTGGTCTTTCGGCATGTCAGGATCGATCTCGATCATCCGGTGATCTCCTTCATCTCTGCCTCGTACCAGGCTTTGTGCTCGGGCCCTCCGTACGCCTTCGCCTTCTTCCAGGTGGCGCGGGCTTTCTTCCTGGCTTTGATGCGCCAGTTCGGGTCGTGGACGCCGCGTGGCTTGTACGGCTTCACTTCCCAGCTAAAGCTCTCCTGCCAGTGCGTTCCGCAGCCCAGGCAGGTGTGGCTGAAGCCGTGGTAGATCTCCTCCAGGCCCAGCATTCGACGCAGCACCCCTTCCTTGGGGCATTTCTCCACGGTGCGGAACCAGAATCCGTGCGGGCCGCAGATGATGACCCCCAGCGGCTTCGGATCAGTCATCCGATCAGCACCTCCAGTCCGCACGGGTCGCATCGGCCTACAGGTCGTCCTGAGGCGTTCATCCATGCCCCCATGGGGCTTTCGCAGTTCGGGCAGCTCATAGCTCCTCCAGCACCTTTCCACGGTCGATACGGATGGCCTCGAACAGATCCATCGCTTCGTCGTCCGGGAGCATCGCCATCTTCTCCAGGAACAGCACCAGGTCGCGGTCGGGCTTCTTTTTGCTTCGCGGATTGCCGAAGCCAGTCGTCCTGACTGGGCCACATGCGTCGAACAGCTCCTTGAGCTTCCAGCCGTCCAGTGCTGACGGATAGGCGGCACCCTGGGGGCGTTCTCCGCGTTTCCTGGCGGCGTACAACTCCGGCAGCCAGAGCGTCTTGTCCAGGACGGTCAGGTCGGCCCAGGTCTCCACAAGGAGCGGCAGGTCCTGGTAGCTGATCTCCTCGGCGTCTGCTCCTCCCCAAGCGAAGACGTCCGAGATGTTGACGGAGAACGCGATGCTGTCGTCCAGGACTCGCCACATCAGCGACTCCGTGCACTCCGACTTCTGGAAGATCGCCATCACGGCCCGTTCGAAGTCGTGCCGTTCTTTCTTGATGACTCCGAATCCGATGGGCAGGTCGGCCAGCCACGGGTTGCAGCACATGCACAGGATGCTGTCGCCCGGTCCGCAGGTTGCACAGGTCGCATGCAGGGCACCTGGTCGATGCTTCGTGTTCTTCATCGTTCTCCTTACGCCAGAGGGCGGCGGACCTAGGCGATCCGCCGCCCTCGTGCCTCAGCTCCGGTCTTCAGTCCGAGTCGCCCGTGTAGCGATAACTGCGCGGCGTACGGCGAACGGCAGCCACAGGAGGGCCGGTACGCCGTACGTCGTCACCGCCCATGCCGTCCTGGCGACCTTCTCGTTTCTCGTCAGGATCGTTCCGGGTCCGTGCTTCTCCGCGTACTTCTTGAACTCCGGGTACGACAGGTCCTTGTCCGACTTCTTCAGTCGGGCCTTCCTGTACACCAGCCCCGCTCCCAGGTACGTCGCTGCACCCAGAAGCATCCTGCGTTTCCTCACTGCTCCAGCCTTTCTTCGGCTCGATCTTGTCTGCGCTGATCAGTCCGGTTCGTAGCGCGATGCCCACCGCGTGTGCAGCGTTCCGTGCGTTCAGGAACGCCATCACCCTGATGCGGTGCGTCTTCAGGGTGGATATCGCCAGGAACCGGCGTTCTGCTGAAGCCTTCACCGACAGCCCCTCCGCCATGTCTTGCAGGACTTCAAGCATCCTGTTCGACATCTTCTTCGGCGCTCCAGGTCGGGGCGTTATCTCCGTCGGATCCATTCACTTTCACCTCCCTGGCAAAGCCTGATGCGATCATTCGGGACGCCAGCGACCGCTTCTTTTTGTCTGCCTCGATGAATCCCCGGCAGATCGCCCCGAGTTTCCACGTCAGCGTCTTGTGGCAGGTGATGTGGCCTTCTGCCTCAAGCGCTGACTTCACCATTTCCTGAACCCGTCCCGGTTCGAGGTGCATCAGATTCCCCGGTCTGAAGATGCAGGTATCGCACTGCTTCTCCATCGTCTGAACAATGCCCCTCACCGCGTCTCCAACCGGCGGGTTCAGTTCATCCATGCGGCCTCCCAGGAAAGTGGTGATGGTTAGAGAATGACTCACACCCGGTACAGGTCAAGGGTTCGTTCCGGGTTTCGTCAGACGCGGGTGACGCTGGCTCGGCGCTGTCCGACGCTGCCGAATCCGGTGCCGGAGCTGTCGGTCCTGCTGGCAACTCCTTCCGTCGACCTTTCTCCTCCTCCTCCGAGGAGTTCGGCCATGGCGCGGCGCAGATCGTTTCCGAAGTCCCCTTGGTCCTCGCCGTCGATCGTCACCTTCATGCTCTGGACCCGCCATCTGCCGTTGAAGAACGTGTACGGCGTCAGGAACTGGACGTCGTGTCCTTCTTCCTGGATGCGGATCCAGACGTGCCACCTGCCGGGGCGGACCTTCTCGAAGGCGACCTCGAAGTCCTCCACT